GCTCCCGTAAGGGAGCTCCGTTGCTGTGTCTTAGGGCCAGCAACTACCCTTTACCAGGAATCACAAAAGACCCCTGGTAAACACTTGGAGGAGAGGACTCACATGACGACGACACAGGCAGGACCCCTCGAGCAGTATGCTGGAGGGTTACTGAATGATCTTCGTCTGGGGACGAGCACCAACCAATCCGGTATCTCTACTGGATATGATAGGTTGACGTCCTTTGACTCTCCTGGTCCACCGTATGTTAAGAACAATGAGTTCGAAAGCATACGAATCCGCTGGACTCCAGGCAGGTGGAATGGTATCTCAAGTAACAGATACCAGTACACCAATTGGAGGTGCAACATGGGCTTTACGAGCAATTCGCTCTTCAGTCCGGTTGCAAGCGGCTCGATCCAGCAGAGCTGGGTTAACAAGGCCTTGGCCGACATTAACCCGTCTGTGCCGGTAATACAACTGCCATTGGTCGCTTGGGAGATGAGGGAATTCCCTCGTCTCTTAAAGAACCTTTTCGATTGGTACCGTGTTTTAAAGTACAATGAGGGCATACCGCTCTCAGAAGTACCAGGTACCTATCTTGCCTGGCAGTTTGGGTGGAAACCGTTAGTCAACGACCTCATGACTCTCGTGCAACTTGCATTTGATATTGAGGCCAAGAACCGCCAATGGAGAAAGATAATCCAAAAGCGGCGACGATACGGCACCATCCTCGAAGAAGACGGAACGTACCGGTTGTCTTCGACAACTGGTGCGGTAGGCGTTAGTGAGTCATGGAGCATGGTACAATACCAAAGAAAGGTATGGTACTGTGCGATTTGGGAGCCAGATACTGAGCTACCCGACCTTGCTCTTAACGGTGCGCTGGATCAGGTTTATAGGGCTTACGGTATGCACCAGCCTATAAACATGCTCTGGAACGCAGTCCCCTGGTCTTTCCTCATTGACTACTTTTTGGGAGTCTCAGACTTCCTTGAGGCGTCAGAGGGGCTGGTCAAATTCAAACCAGCTGTCATATGCTTTATGGAAAGCGTTGACGAGACCTTGGCTGATCAGGGTGTTACCACCTCTAGTTCAGCTTCAGGAGCCTACACACCTGGGTCAATGAACCGCAAGGTTCGACGCAGGTGGGTCCGTTATGACCCGTTGGCATTGCCATCATGGGCGGTCAATCCTTGGATGGATAGACTTAACATTCTGGCCTCTTTGCAAACGTCAAGTGCCTTACGCCGAATGGGCAAGTGATTACCCATCAGCGTCCCCTCCGGGGAACCCCGGAAGACACACGCTTGCGTGTAACGAACCCATCCCCTATAGGGGGTGGATCAGAACGTCTGATGACGTGCAATCCCCTACAGCAATGTTGCTGTATAACGAAGGAAGAACCTCGATGCTGGCCGATACTCTGTCCATCACCTACAATGCCGTAGCTGTCACTCTGAATAAAATCAGGGAAAACAACTACACGTCCGCTTATTACGCCGAATCCGGCGGCAATAAGTTCACTCTCGATGTGAAGCACACGATCCCGGCGAAGCCGGGTGAGGACGAGAGTCATCTCGTCAAGCTTACCGTCCAATACTTTGACGGTAACGGGCTTTACAAGAAGAGTTGTTCGCCTTGGATGGTCATCCGTACTTTCGATGGCACCCAGGACGCGACGGACGCGCTTCGCGCGTCGAAGGCACTTGTGGGTCTCCTCGCTGATCCTTTCCTGACTGCCGTTATCGGTCGTCAGAGTTAAGGCGGGGAACATGGTCGTCTTCTAGATGGCCTAGGGGTATCAAGCCGAGCCTCCAAACTAGGAGCCTCAAATGGCTGACTATACCAGCATCCAGGCGCTCGAGCCACTTTCGCATATCGTCTCCGATGTGAGAAGGTGGGATCAAGGCTTGGATTGCACCATCGACCTTTTCTACCGCGAGGTAGAAAAGAGGGCTATGACGAGAGGTTGGCGGCAAATCTTGCTGCTCGACCTTCCGGCATTGGGAGCTGTTTATGACAACGCTCTCAGCAGAGGATCTCTTGATCTTTCGAGAATCCCTGCAGCCTTTGGTAAGCTGTCTATCGCCAACTTTGACGATAGTTGGATCTTTCGATCCTTGTTACAGCATACCTTCGATGGTTTCGGCACCCTAGATGCTACCACTCCTGTTGAAGTTATCGCGGCAACGCGACAGCTTCTACTCCTATATAAGAAGGCAAAACTTGAATGCCCAAAGGAGAAGGTCTATGACGCAGTCGAAGACTACGTTCATATTGAGAAGTGCATGCGCACTCCTAGTGGTACTTGGGACCATGATGTTTGGTTACCAGCAGTATTCTCCTTCGATGAATCCTTTTGCGGAGATCTCTCCGCCTTTGGACTACATCGAAACTTCTGGAGGATACTCGACCTGGTCTTCGGACGTCTTGTCCCCGGTGTTCAGCTGCTCCCAGAGGGAGTGGTGCCGAAACATGGCCCGGGAGCTGTTTCGGACGTGCGTACAGGAAGCGATAAGTATTGCTTCCCGTATTGGCCAACCAAGCTTGGGGGACTGTTTCCGTCTCCTCAATTTGCTTGTGCCAACGAGTATCTCTTCTACGCAGACTTTGCTAGCGTAGATATACCTGAACAGGAACCTCCGGCAAAGCTGTTAGCTGTGCCGAAGACCTATAAAGGTCCGAGACTCATTGCGTCCGAGCCCACTGCCCATCAGTTCTTGCAACAAGGGCTGATGCAGTGGATCAGGCAGAATATGCCTGAGGCCCTTCGTGCTTGCGTGGATTTCTCTGATCAGTCTCCTTCAAGGATGATTGCATTAGAGGCTTCACGTTCCGGTGATCTGGCTACTGTCGACTTGTCTTCAGCATCAGATCGCCTGAGCTGCTGGGTGGTTGAGCGGGCTTTCAAGTCCAATCAATCACTTTTGCAAGCTCTTCATGCTACCCGGACGCGCCACGTAGTGGACGCAACCGGTACGCATGAGGGCCTTGGAATGCGACTTAAGAAGTTCGCAGCCCAAGGTAGCGCGGTCACATTCCCAGTCCAGACCATCGTGTATGCAGGTGTTGCAATTGCAGCCCTGCTTTATGACAACCTACCTCGTAGGAAGTCGCTACACGCTGGAATGGTGCAGGTTACATCGGATGATGTACTCCGGAGTGCTAGGAATGTGAGGGTTTTCGGTGACGACATAGTACTACCGTCATCGAATGTGCCAACCCTAGTGGCAGGTCTTCAGGCCTTAGGCCTGAAGGTGAATGCGTCTAAGACGCATTATACGGGACTCTTCCGCGAAAGTTGCGGAATGGACGCGTACAGCGGCCACGATGTCACCCCGGTGTACATCGGAGACCTCCTGCTGCAGCCGACCGCCGAAGGGCTCTCTTCGTGGATTGAGGTTTCAAACTCAATGCACTTGAAAGCTTGCTGGCAAACTGCCTCGTGGATGCTAACCAAGATCGATAAGAAGATCTTGAAAGGCATCGTTTATTCGCACGAGACAGGGTCGGGTATCCGAGCCACCACCTTCTGTAAAGGCACCCGCTTCCATGGGCCTGTCAGGATACATTCTGACAGGCACACGATATACGGACCAGTGCTCCCTAATCAGGGGTTACAGGTTCAGGAGCGAAAGGTGATATGCATCTCCACAAAGGAGAAACGTGTGGCTCGGGGTTCTTGGCAGGACCTCTACCAGTATTATGTAGAGGCCCCATCCCCGGAGACCTATTGGTCGGCCGGGGTAGTTCCTGTCAAGAAACCGGGAGCAGTTAGCTCCCGGTGGGTTCCCGTCTAAGTCGACGGCTATAGTGTCACATAGGTGAGTGACACGGTGGTGAGCTG